TGTAAGCCGTTTCTTACAGACTCTTGGTAGTCGAACTCGATAAGCTCAAGCGACTCCATGATCTCACCCATTGCATCTGCAATGACCATCATCGCCTGATAAAAACGCTCAGGACCGGTGAAGTTGAAGTCGTAACGGTCAGGGAATCTGCGATACGCATCGTTAAATACTTTAGCTGCACCGCCACGTTTCATAATCTCGTTAACGATAACCGGACCAATATGCCCGTGGTTCTGCTCTAAGAAGTGCGTAATCTCGTAACCTAAGTTAGTGCCCTTCTGCTCAAAGATAGCGAGCTTGTTAAATGGGAACTGGAGGATACGTAGCTTCTCAGCTTCCGACGAGTAGCGCATACCGATAACGTCGTATGCGTCTCGGTTACTTGATGCAAACAGTGGCATGCACCAATGCACCTTCTCACGGAAACCGTCTGCTGATTGACGGACCCTGTCGCGTTCCCTGCCTTCTTGTAGTGTGAAAGCAAAGGCCCTGAGTCGCTCTGGGTCCATAGTGGTTATCTCATCGATGTAGGCACCGATGCTATTCATAATACCGAAGTGCTTGTACAGCGCGTTGTCCGTATCGTTAACTGTGCGCATGAGCTTAGAGGGCTGACCCCAGATACTTAAGCCGATACGTGCAGTGATTGTTTTGCCAGAGCCAGATTCTTTACTGTATGAATTTACTAGCGTAGAAGCCAAGCCTGAGCCGCGCATGAGCGGAGCACCTGCCATCATCAAGAACACCAAGCCGTGATACGTAGCACCGGGTTGAGCGAACAGTCGGGTCAGTCGAACCCAACCATTAGCCGTTCCGTTCTGACAAACTGACGAGATATAGTCTTTTATAGGACCGTCGAAGTGCGGATGTGCTTCCTCGTCGATCTTACCCATGGGACCTGTGCTGCCCAAGAATACGTCGTCTGACTGCCAACCGAAGTGGCGGTAGTACATCTCTATAGGTTTAGTTTTCTGTAGCTCAGCTAAGTAAGTCATAAGATACGCCCGTAGAGGTCTTGGGTCTCCTGCGATATACACCTGTTTTAGTAGTAATTCACTCACTAAGTCGTTGCCGCCCTTTGCGATGCACGTCGCATCTATGTCGACAACCTTCTCACCCTCTAATGGGAACTTAACGAGAAGTTTAGCTGTTTGCCTATGGTTATCTATATCCGTGAAGCGGTCTAGCACGTAAATCATGTACGGGCTGATCAGCATTTCTTCGTCTGAACCGGCAGGTTGGTAGTACACCCCACCGTTCTTTACTGAGTAGCGCTTTGGTAGATTGAACGTAATAGGCGCTTGGGTCTCTGGGTTGTGCATGGTGACTTCAGTAGCACCAACAGAAAGCTGAGCAGGGCTCGTTATGTTTCCGTCATGCTCACAACCGGCACAACCTTCTGGGCAGTGCTTCTTAAACGTAGCGCAGTTGGTAGGTCCTGTGCCTTTCCAGTTATTCAGTTTCGACATCGTCTCTTCCAAGACGAAGCCTGAGTGTTTGCCAGATAGCAGTATTGCTGCTTGTTGCTTATCGATAGCAAACGCTGCCATGCCCATAGAGTCACGCCACATAGGCTCCTCTACGTCGCGACCTGACGCGTCAGTCTGCCCACCGGATTCTATGAGTGCTTTAATCTGGTTACATTTTGCACCGACTGACTCAACGTCAATAGGTGAGCCAGACATTACAGCGTCCATAACCAACGAGACTTTGCCCGTTTTCTTAGCGCCGGTCTTTGGGCGATCTACTTTATCTTTGTAGCCTTTAAGAACACGCAGCAAGTCCATAGCCTCGAAAGGACCTTGGTCTTGTCGCACCTCTACTGTTCGCCAGTTGCTTGGGTCTTTCTTGTGGTGCGAGCCAACAGGGCGCAACACCATAGAGGTGTCGTGAATCTTAGAAGCATCAAGGTCTAAGCCATTCTCTTGCAGAGCTGCACGTAGCAGCTTAGACATCATCTCCCAACTACTTGCGCTTACTTTCTTTGTGAGAGGCCAGTAGCAGTGAACACCGCGACCAGACGATACAAGCATAGGTCGTGGCAATTTGATCTTATCGCATACATTCCACAAAGCAGCGACAGCTTCTTTTGCTGTTTCGTACTTGTGGTCGCCGCCGACATCTAAGTCACAACATAAGGTCTTAAACCATGCTGCTTTATCTTGCGTGCGGAGTACTTTGGTTTTACCCGAGTCTTCGTCAATGATGACGTTGCCTTCAAAACTACCTACGGCAAAGAATACAGTCGCCGGTGTTTTATCTATTTGGGTAATGGCATCAACTAGTTCATCAATGCTTTTGTAATTCTGATTCCATCGAGAGCTTTTGCCCTTCTGTAGATGGAGTACGTAATTGCCTACTTCGGGCATTACTGTTTCTAAAAACAATCTAGTGTCCATGCGTCCTCTTATTATTCATTCTGTGTCCCCCTATAAATAAAGCGGCTAGAGCGGGGCGGACACAGCCCCGCTCCATATTTCTTAGGTGATCAGCACTAAGAGCCGCGAACGAGCTAAGCTACGCTTAGTCGAACATATTATCAAGAGCTTTCTCTAAGTCAGACTTAGATTCAGCTTTGATTTCTTCTTCCTCGTAGCCTTCTTCAACGACTTCAGCCGTCTTAGCTTCAGCCTTTGGAGCTTCTACTTTCTTAGGCTCTGCTACTGCGGGCGTCCCATCAGAGCTCGGAGCTGTTGGCGAAGGTAACGCTTCAAGAGCAGAAAGCGGCAATGCGCGTACAGCAACTTGCACTTCAGTCGAGCCCGCGACTTCTGCCAACTTCTCGACGGCTTTGGCAGGTGCGAAACCCTTGTGGCTAAAATTGATCTTTGGGTAGTCCGCTTTATCATCGAATGACAACTCCGTTACGACTTCTTCTGGCACTAAGCCATAGTTATTAAGTGATTTAAAATACTCGCGTAATGACTTCATGCCAGACACCGGCACAGTCAAACCGTAAATCTTACCACTTGGGTCAGCCGCAGGTAGTACAGCCAAGTGTCGTTGGTCTGCACACAACTTACTCTTAGCCCCTGAGTTGGTCATCTTGCTACCAAGTACATTGTTAGGGCAGGTTGCGCAGTTAGCATGTACTGGAGACTCGACGCTAGGGTCAGGTGTCTTGCCATCATTACTAAAGCATGCCGGACGCATGTCGGTAGCATTAGGGTCGTACGTACTTGCGTAGAAAACTTTCGACACGTTAGGGTTCGCGCCTACAATTACTACGTCTAAGTTAGTACCCACTACGGTCTCAACGCCGTCTTCTATTAGGCGGTAACGACTAGCACGTGTCGAGATGCGTGGGAATGGTGAACCACCACCCTCGCCTTTAACGACGGCTGACATAACCGCTGACGCTTTCGATGCGTCGTTCTTACGCTCTGCGATACGCTGAGCAATGTGGGCAGGTACTTCAATATTAACTAAGTCACTCATTGTTACTTTTCCTCTGTTGATTAAGATGCAGCGCGTACGTTAAACGCTTTGTAGCTGCTAAAGTTAACGCCCGGTGGCGTTTCATTTTGCTCATCGATATACGACTTAACAGCAGACTTACTGGCGCGTTTCTCGATAAGGTCCCAAGCCTCGTGCTCTTTAACAAAGTTAAAAAACGACTCTGGCTCAGCCACAGTACAGGTGTGGTGCGTAGACCAATAGGCTGTGCCATGAGACGTCTTGATGTTCTCTAGTCCGTCTGCTTGAGCACGCTCAGTAATCCACTGCTCTAACATCTGCATTTTCTGTTTTACTTCCGCTACTGCGGTTTTTGCTTTCTGATTAATTGATTCAATTTCAGCGCGGCATGCCGCGTACTGCTTGATAGCAGTTTGGTAGTCCATAAATAATTCCTCTACTTGTCACTTTATGTCACTCATTCACACCTTGAACCAAAGCTAAGAAATCCGTTAAGACTCGTTGCTTAAGTTCTAACCTCCGGTATAGCTCTCGCTCGAACCCAGTAGCATAGATGTGATGTACTACTGTTCTACCTTCGGTATTCAGACGCCGTATACGAGCGTTCGCTTGCTCGTAGCTTTCCAATGAATAAATCGGCGCATACCAAATTATGTTCTTAGCGCGGGTTAGAGTCAAGCCATGCGCAGCTACTTTAGGATGCGCTAATAGAACCTGAATCTCATCACTGTTTTGGAAGCGATGGAATATATCGTCCCGTGCTGTTTTACCTACGTCACCATGCACTGAGGCAACGTCGATTTTTTTATCTTCGAATAGCTTTTGCAATCTGTCTTGCACGCCACGTAAAGGCACAAAAACAATTACTTTATCGCCTATCTCGTTGACCATATCTAGCAACGCGTCAATACGGTCTTTGTCATCAAACTTAACGTGATTGCCATCAGCGTCATACGCTACACCGCAGCTTACTTGTAGTAGCTTTTGGAAAAGCACAGCGGCGTTAGCCGCAGTTATGTTAGCCCCGCTGATCATCGCTTCTTCGCGCATCTCTTTGTAGGCTTCTTGTTGGGCTTTGGTCAACTCACACTCACGATAATTAAATACCGTAGGCGGTAAGTCCTTACACTCTGCCAAGCTGTACCGTATCGACGGCTGCATGACTGCCTTACATATATCTAAGGCTTCGGCTCTAGGCACCCACTTAAACGTAGACACGCGTTGCATCACCATGTCGCGAAACGCTGTGTAACTTCTAGGCAGTGTCTTACTACCCACTAGCTTAGCTAACGCCCAAGCGTCCGTAGGATTCTGCGATATTGGCGTACCAGTCAACAGCCACAACCAAGGGTTAGTCTCATTGACGTGACGCATAAAGGTTTTAAAGCGTCTAGATTGCGGCGACTTGAGCGCAGTAGCTTCGTCGTAAATGACTAAATCGAAGTCACGTAAGTGTTCGTGCATCGAAGTAAAACCATCGTGATTGATGATGCCTACCTGTAGCCCTGTGCTTTCTAACAAACGTAAGCGACGTTGCTTGGTACCTGTCAGTATCTCGAAGCGTAGGTAAGGTAGGTGGTGCATGATCTCTTTACCCCACACAGGTTTAAGCGTGGACAAAGGTGCAATGATTAGAATCTTTTTAACCGCACCTGTTTGAAGTAAGTAGTCAGCCGCCCATAGCGTGCTGATACTTTTACCAGTACCCGGCGCGTTGAGGCACAGCGCACGTTTGTTGGCGACCATAAACGCAGCGGTACCTCGTTGGTGGTCCATAGGCTCGAAGCGTCCGGGCCAATC